CCATCAAGAGAATGTGCTGGAGCAGGTAGATTAAATCCAGGACCGCCTGCAAGAGATCTTATATAGTTTCCGCTGGTTCCTGAATCTAATTTAATGGTTTCACTTTGTACAATTGCTCTCACTCCAGCCGAATCGACTGGAGTTTCAGAGAATGATGTTCCTAAAAATGCACTAAGCTTTTGTACCATTTAATTTCTTTCTATGCTTGAGCTTCCTGCCATCTTAAAAATACTGATGCTCTTGTAGAACCAAAAACCATACGAATATTAATAGCAAGAACATCAGGACCATCAGGATATTGATAGTCGCCGCCTAAAGGCGCACCTGACATTTCTTTTAGTTTTGATAGGTCTGATCTAGTAACTTCTGAACCTGAGTTAGATGACGCGCCGGTGAAAGAGAAGATTTGTTCACCCGGTAGAGCGTATGACCCAGTAGACCAAGTCACATCACTACCAGATGCTACTTGAGAAAACGATGGCTGTCCACCTTCATTAACACCGTTCAAACTTTTCCAGTTTGCATCTGAGAAGTTTCTTGGGTTAATAATACCTTCAACGCGGATTTCGCCAACACTCGAGAAGAATCCGCCTGAACGACCCACACTAATCATAATCTCATCCAAAAGCATTTGCGATCTATTGAGTAGATCTTTCGCTCCAAGTCTACCTACGGATGAGTTAGATACAGAAGGTGCAAGTCTGATAACAAATGCTGTTTGTGGAGTTGTACTTACTGCAACGTCTTGTTCAGAATATGTAAAGAGATAACCACGGTCTCTTTCAAATCCACCATCCATAATTAGAGAACTACCCCAGTGAGATAGTGTTGGTGAACAAGTGTTTGAAATCTCAATAATACCTGTGTTACTACTATGTGTTGTTTTACCACCTGCAGATAGAGTATTCAAAGTACCCTGCAAAAACTGCTGGAACGTAGCTTCTCTAGTCACACCAGTAAAGTTACCAGGACCATCTGTTACAGATCTACCGGTATAAGTCATGATTTCGTTATCAATCATCAAAATACCAGTATCTGCAAATTCTTGTAAGTCTGCCGCTGGGATTGTAGTAGTGTTACTATCAATAGTATTTGTTAGATACGTTAATGGCGAGTCATTGTCAATTGAGTAACGAACAGGTAGGTTAGATGAACGCATATACGCTTCATCATTTACGTTGTTGTTCTTCATTCTATGACAGTATACCCACTTACCATCAGATCCACGAACCATGAAGTGAATAAAGCCAGCACCATACCAAGACCATTCAAGGCCGATCATCTGCATCTCATTAAAGTCCCAGTTATAACCTGAAGGACCAGTACCATCGGCCTTATCTAAATTCCATTTTGATTGTGGAACTCTAACTTCTTCAATTTTTTGTGAGCGAATACCTGATGCAGTAATTCCGCGATAGTCTGGTGTAATATAAATTTGAGTGTTACTTGGAACAGATGTAATAAAGTGAGTCATACCTCGAATGACAATCCTATCACCAGCTCTTAGCTGCTCTGTAAATCTAGTATTAGAACCAGTAATAGTTGAACTGTTCTGAGTAGCAGACAAAGTACCAGCAATATTGTCTACAGCAGAACGTCTAACTGCAAACATTTGTTGTCCATCAAATTCAAAGAACACACCGTTTTGATCGTCAAACACACCACCACGAACAGCAGCTCCAGTCCATGATGTTACGTAAATATCACAATGGAGATCTAATACTGCAGTTGTATCACCAAGAGTTTGAGTTGCGATAACAGTAAATGTATAGTCATCAGTAATACTATTAACAGTATATGTTCCATTATAACCAGATGTAGTTACGCCTTCTAGTCTAATAGTAGCTCCAGCTTGTAGACCATGATCGATATCGTCTGTTTTAATAGTAATAGTAGAACCAGATGCAGTACCACTTGCAGATACGGATTGCACATCATAGTTAGGCGCAAACAAAGTACCAGATGAGAATAATAAGCCTTTACCAGATTGGTAGCGGAAGAATCTCTTAGATTGTCTTATAACAGATGCAGCATATGTTGGTGTTTTAGTTGAAAGAATAACACCACCATCTGATGGTCTATGCAGAATAGTTGCGTTAGAAAATGCATAAACAACAGGAGAACCAGGGCTTGCTACAGCACCACCAGCTCTAGCAGTGTATTTCATAGAACTTGCAGTCGGAGTTTGTGTAAGAACAAAAGGTCCAGATGCTAAATCAGCATTTGTTCCAGATCCCATTTCAACATGCAATGGTGTTCCTGGAATCAAGCCATGTGGAGTTGGAAAAGTTAAAGTAATTACAGAAGGATCTGATCCATCAGAAGTAGCAGTAGGTGTAGGAAGAGCAGCATTAGCATATAGTCTTCCCTTACGAGCAATCGATTCAGCTGTTTCTAAAGTATCACCATCACTTGTTCCAACAGTACCCCGCGCAAAATATTTCAGTGTTGTTGAAGATGGAACAGACTCAATTAAGAAGTTACCATCTGCTCTAGAAAATCCAGCTGTGCCAGCATCAAGCCCAGAAACGTTAATTACATCTCCAACACTTTGCCCATGCGCAGAATCGAATGTAACAGTAATTAAGCTATTTGTAGTACTTGTTGTTTGATAATCTGTTTCAATACCTGAAACAGAAAGATCGACACCTGGAAGTTCATATGCTGAAGGATAACCTTTTACAGTACCATAGCCAGACCATTTAGTTGGCTGAAGTCCGTATTCAAAGTCCGCATCGATCATTGATTGTGGATTAGAAACTCTTGTACGCTCAATTGCATCAGTACCAAATGGCCAAGGTCTAACCATCTGACCATATTCTTCTGTACCTTCTACAAAGATTTGCAAATCATCCGATGCACTCATACCAGAAGTATTATATTGCAAAGTAATAGTTGTGAAGCCATCATGAGCCATATAAATTGTAGGAAAATCTGCATCTTCTGCATCATCTTTTGATTTAGATGTAAATGCACAAGTTGTACCAGCAAATGTAGTATCTGCAAAATTATAAATGATAACGTTATCTGTAACGTTAGTAACTAAAAGAAGTTTATCAAGCGTATAACGTCCTGGGATTTTAATGGTTCCTGAACCAGCTATTCCAGGAGTAAATACGTATTCTCTAACTAATTGCTTTGCCATATTATTTCTATCCTAATGCCACTGAGAATGCTATAGATTGCGATTGCGAAGCAAATGTACCTGCATCAGCAGAATCACCTTTTGGACCTTGTTCACCACGTTGTCCAATAGATGAGTACAATTGCCAGTTACTATTTATATAGATGAATTCGATGATTGATTGACCAAGGTCAAGCTCGAAGTTTTCAGCATAACCTTCAATTGTTTCACCATTTCTATCTACAATTACTGAATTATTTGTCCAATCTCCAACATCAATAAGTTTGATATAATCACCTGTTGTTGGTGATCCCGGAAGTGTTACTGTAATAACTCCACCACTTGTATCGATAGCATATCTACCAGCCGATACTGCAGTAAAGTCAGAATCATATACAGTATAATCTGTTGAGAAAACTCTAAAGTCTGAGTCAAATCCAAGATAACGACCTCTAAGAGCTCCAAAGTTCCAAGTACCAAGCTCAAATGAAGGATCATTGCGATCAATCGTAGTTGCTGCTGGGCTAGAGTCTAAATCATCTTGAACTAGATTATTGAACGTGTACCATTCGCCATTAGTTGCATCTCTAAAGAAACCAGCTCTACGTATTGTGGATCCACCATCTTGAGAATATCTTCCAACAACACCAATATCTACAACATCATTTGTATTCGAATCTGCCAGTTTGATAAGTGCATTTGTAACACGAAGGTCTGTAGTTTCATTTAGAATATAATCGCCACCAACAACCAAATCTCCAGTGATATTAACGTTTCCAGTAAATGAACCGCCAGCAAATTCCACAGAATCAGCCGTACTTACTGCTTGGCCTATCGCAATCTCGCCAGCAGTAATTGTAACACCAGTTCCACCAGTAAAGTGGGCTCTTACTTCGTTAGCAGATGGTCCAACATAAGAAATAAGACCTGTTGAAGCATTATATGAAAGCGACCCATCACCTCCGCCATCATTTACATCAATTGCATTTCTTGCATCTGAATCCGCTCGAGCAGTAGTATAATATAAGTTAGTGCCTTCTGAAACATCAGTTGTTAAGATACTTGCATTAATGTATGAATCAACTCTTGCATCTGTATAGTAAAGGTTTGTTCCTTCACTTAGATCTGATGTTGATCTTGCTGAGAGAGAAGCCGCTGATAAAGTACCAAATAGTGTTCCTGTTGCTGTAACGTTTCCAGCTGCAATAATGTCTTGAGCTCTAATATTTTTATCAACACCGAGTCCACCAGCAATTACTACAGAAGCATTTGTTTTAGATGTAGCTTCAGTAGTATTAGTTGTAATGACTTGACCAGAACTATTTACTGTAAGTAATGATGTTCCACCTGATAGATCAAATGGTGTATCACCAATATTATTCTTAATAATAAAGTCAGTATTTGTTCCAGAGAATCCAATTACAAAATCATTATCAGCCGCATTACCTGTTGTACCAATTGCATGGTCATATTGGTTATCAACACCGAGAGCTACAACCGCATCTCTTGAAGAGTCATTTGAAACTACATTAAATACGGTCTGAGTATTATCACCTTTGAATTGTTGAGTATTAATTGAAACACTACCATATGAATCTCCAAAGATAGTTGTTCCATTAATTGTAACACTATTAAAGTCTACATCAGCCAGTGAATCAACTTCTTGACCAATAGAGATTTGACCACTAGACAGTGTAACGCCAGTACCGGCTGAGAAGTGCGCACGAACCTCAGAAGCACTCGGACCGGTATAAGTTAAAGTTCCAGTAGCTGAATCGTATGTAAAGCTTCCATCACCGCCAGCATCTATTGCTTGGATAGCCTGACGAGCTCTTGATAGAGTATAATCAGAATCCATAATAGTGGTATTAAAAGACCCGCCATCGGCTGTACTAATTGTAAGAATGCCAGAAGCAGAATCAAAGCTAACCGAAGAAACTCCAGCGACTTGAACTGTGCCCGCAGAATCTATTTGACCCTGAGCATTTACTGTAAAGACTGGAATTTCAGTTGAGGATCCATAAGTTGCTGCAGTAACGCCAGTGTTTGTAATACTAAACGTGCCAGTAGCTGGAGTATATGTTAATCCAGTTCCGTTAGTTAATGCATTTTTAGCATCACTGTCAGCTCTTGCGGTTGTATAATATAAATTTGTACTACCTTCGGTTAGGTCATCAGTAGTATTATCACCAAAATCAGAATCAAATCTAGCAGTAGTATAATAAAGGTTATCGCCTTCAGCCAGATTATCTGTAGTTTTAGTTGCTAATCTAACATCAAATGCGCTATCAGCTCTGGATGTAGTATAATAAAGATTATCACCTTCAGATAGATCAGTCGTACTAAAGTTAGTTAATCCAATTCTAGCATTAAAGGATCCGCCATCCGCTGTTCCAATATTTAATGTAGCATTGGCCGAATCAAATGTAAAGGTAGAAACTCCAGCAACAGGTACAACACCAGCTGAATCTAGTTGTCCTTGAGCATTTACAGTAAAGACTGGAATTTGTGTAGAAGATCCATATGTGCTAGCACTAACACCAGTATTAGTAATGCTTAGAGTATTTGTGGAAGAGTCATAAGACAGTCCAGTGCCATTTAATGCAGCAGCATCAAGAGATGTATTAAAATCAGAATCAAAGTTTGTTTGTGTATAAACTGATTCTACATCAAAACTAAATTGACCAGTATTCGAATCATATTGTAAGTCTCCAGCAGCAGAGAAATGAGATCTTACTTCAGCGGCACTTGGTCCGGTGTAAGTGAATGTTCCTGTTGCAGAATCATATGAGAACGAACCATCACCACCAGCATCAATAGCTCTAATAGCGCTTCTTGTTCTAGAGTTAGTTAAATCAGAATCAAGGATAGTCGCATTAAATACGCCACCATCTGCAGTATTAATAGTTAAGATACCGGTAGCCGAATCAAATGCGGTGGATGTTACGCCAGCAACTGATACTGTACCAATTGAATCTATTTGGCCTTGTTCATTTACAGTAACAACTGGAACTAAAGATGCTGAACCATATATGCCACCAACAACACCTGTGTTTGTAATATCAATTGTACCAGTAGAAGCGGTGTATGTAATACCTGTCCCACCAGTTAATGCATTTTTAGCAGCGCTGTCAGCTCGAGCTGTAGTATAATAAAGGTTATCCCCTTCTGATAGATCAGTAGTACTATGCTCAGAAAGGACATTAATATCTCTACCAAGGGGACGATTCAAATCCCATGTAGCATTTGAATGATCGTATATGATTGAAGCATTTGCTCCAGCTACGGTAATTCCAGCGCCGTTGGCAGCTGCAGAATCTAGAGCAGAATCTGCTAGAACAATGTTTTTATCATTTACAGATAAAGTTGTAGAATTAATTGTAGTGGTTGTACCATCAACTCTTAAATCGCCAAGAATAGTAAGATCATTATCCACTTGAAGATTATCTCTAATACGAGTTTGATTTTCAAGGATTTCAAATCTTAAATTATTATCCCAATAAAGCTCAGTACCACCATGATCTCTAAAGTGTGCTAGGTCTCTTTCACCATCAAAAGATTGAAGATGGATAGTTCCACTGTCGCGTGACATGATATAAATGTTACCACCTGATTCTCCAGGAAGATCTACATTTGTTCTTCTGATAAAGAAATCTCCGCCATTTTCAAAAATGTCGGCAATCCCTTCGCAGAAGGTGATTTTCTGGTTATCAGGCAATCTAATACCAGCGTCAAATATTTCTTCTCTGTCAGTACGAGCGATCTTTGATTCTTGGAAAGTAAATACACCAGTTGTACTATCATAAGCGAAAAGATCAGAATCAGTAGTTAAACTAATCGCTGATCTAACTCTACCATCAGTATAATATAGATTCGTAGAACCTTCGCTAATAGCATCAGACGAAGTCGCACCAGTTGAAGAATCATATGATCTAGCAAAATCGGAATCAAATCTTGCTTTTGTATAGTAAATATTTGTTGTGCCTTCAGAAAGATCATCAGTCGTATTTGCTGACAAATCAAAAGCTCTAACTGCGCCACCTGCACTTGTTATAGTTAGCTGATTGCCAATATCTTTTAAAACAAGTCCACCTAAATGGAGTGATCCGCCTGAAAGATAAAGATCTTTCCATTTCTTTAGTGGAGAGCCTAAATCATGTGCACTATCTTCGTCTGGAAGAATATCCCCAATAACTTTAATGCCATAATCTTCAGTCTCTAACCTATGGATGCCGTTATAGTAAAGTTCAATTTTATCACTGTCTGCGTATGTTCTTAATAAAGTATTATTACTAACGTTATCAATAATGCCAAAGGTGTTAGCAGCGAATAAAATACCACCACCGCTGTCAGCGACTTGAAATTGAGCATATCTTATATTATCGTTATTTGGAGGAGTTGGATATGTACGATCAAAAATTCTTAGATAGCCATCACCTGTTGAATCTTGTAATCTAAGAACTTGCGTAGTAACTTGATCTTGAATTTGCGCAGCGAAACTACTAAAAATAAATTTTTGTTGATCGCTATCCCAAACTAAGATATTTTCAATAGAGGAGAGATTTGTTTCATCAACATCATCAAGACGAACAAGACTACCAACCGAAGGCTCTCCAATTTTTGTAGGAGTTCCAACAGTGATTCTTTTAACTATTGTAGTTCCTTCTGATACGACGCGAATAACCATTATTCCCCCTTTAAACTCTGGTCACTGAAGGTGTAATGTTTATGCGACCTTCCAAAACTCTTTCAATGATAGTATTAGAAGCGCTATCTTGGAAAGAAATTTCTACATCATATACATATCTACCAGATTTTAACGCTGTGGTTTGACTATTTGTAAGAGTCAAATTAACTAAACCATTAGAAGCTGGTGATGGAATCTGAGTTGAAAAACTTACTGCATCAGAATCGCTTGATGCATAGGTTTTTCTTATTTGTGCTGTGGCAGTATAGCCATTTAAATCTTTCTTAGCACCGGCTGTATCTACTAATTCTAATTGGAGCGTGATGTCAGTGCCTTGACCTACATTAAAATCTTCATACTGCGCCATGTGATAAATTCTCTTCTTATTACAATTTACCTTTATTTATATAAAATATTTCTCCATTTTTATGTAAACAGAAGAATCAGCCTGGGAAACTACACAAAAGGTTTTACTAGGATCGTATATGTATCCATCTGATTCGATATACTTTGGATCGTAAGATTCTAGACCTTTGTTGCGAAAGTAATAATCTTTTGAAAAGTCTATCCAATTAAATTTATCAAAATATAATTCAGACAAAAACCTGTCAAGACCATAATAAAAGACTATATTAAAATCTAAATCATCAAAGAACTTATTATAAATGTCTTTATGATTACAATAAAAACCAAGTATTGAAGAATTAATTTTTGCTTCTGGTATTGTTAGTATATTTTCTTCGTTTCCATCATACGGATAGTAAACACCATAGTGTCTTCCATTGATTGTTAATATTTTTTCTTGTTTTATCTGATTTATAATGTGGTCAAAATTATTTTGAATTATAACGTCCAAATCAAAATACAAAACAGGTCCAGATAAATTTAAATTAAATAAGCATATCTTCCACCAATAAGATTCTAAATCTAAAGATGTATCAAGTGGAATTATGTTAATGCCTTCAATGTCTGTATCAGAAAGGCAATAAAAATAAAATGGTAAAGAAATGTTTTTCTCTACCATCCTATAAAGTCTTTTTACATGTTCACTATTATATTTAGTTCCGTATTTTACACAGACTATGTTAACATGGGTTTTCAAGATCTTCAATTACCTCTTGCCAAAAATTGTCTGCTTCAGCAAATACAAATGCAACTGTAATACGGTAACAATCTGTATATGCAGCATGATAACATAATTTATCTGGAGAATCATAAGGTCCGAAATAAGTCATTTTTGCTTGCCATCCAGGTTTATCTTGAACACGGATTCTTTCTTTTTTCTCTATATCCCAATAATCAAACCAGCCATCACCTGTTTCTGAATATGTAATAATGATATTATATCCAGGAGCATTTGCATTGTTGTGCCAAGAAATAAATCCTCCTGGAGGATAGCATGCATTCAATGCATTGTTTTTGCAAGATAAAAATTCAATTAATTTAGTATTTAAAACTCTAGATGCATCTTTAATTATCTTTCCACGCGTGCTATCATCTTCATGCTTTAACCCAGAGAATCCCTTTAGCACTCTTGGAAAACCATCATGTTCTCTTCCCATTCCTATAACATTATGCATGTATTCATCTGAAATCCAATCTTCAGCTTTGTCATTCTCATGGCGAATAGGAATTTCTTTTGCAATCAAAGGAGGATCGTCTGGTTTTTCTCTATGAAGAAGAACATCTTTATATTCATTTAAAATATCAATAAAATCTTGATTTTGTAAATCAATATCTCTGACAGGCACTTGTGACATTATAAAAATCCTTTTTCGCCATATTTGTCCATCCAACTTGAATAATGTATTACAACTGGATGCGGGTTAGTTTTCCAATAATCTCTTTTAGGATCTACAATGTGGCAATTATGAGTACCATCTTTATTAAATCCAAATGATGTAAAGTAGTTCCATCTATAGTTTTCATCAAAGAATTTCCACTTTAATGATTTATATTTTGGTGAATGATAAATTAACCACCATAATGTTAGTTGATCCCATTGTCTAAAGTTTCCCTTTTGAATATACTTAAATTCTATAGGATCCCATTGACCTACTCTTTGTTTTAAAAATAGTTCATACCAATCATACATAAATTCTTTAACTAATGGATTACGCATATCATATAGAGCTACACCACCACAATGAGCTAAATGATCTGGTACTCCGGTCCATCCATCATCATATAAATTAGGACCCCAATTCCATTCGGCAAAATGCCTAGCGCCTTCTTTAGTCAAATTGACATAAGCCATATCATGACCATCTAAAAGATCAAAAACATTAGATATATCGTCATGAACAATTTCAATGTCAGCATCTAGATAAAAAGTTAAATCATATGGAGAATTAGCCATTCCCCACATTTTTTCTCTATTTGTATTAGAAGGTGTAGCAATTACTTTTTCAAATGAAGAAAAATACTGCTGACATTTTGGGTCATCAATAAATTGTTGTTCAGTGAATAACGTTATATTAGCATCTTCATCGTGATCTAAAAGAGATTCTGCTAAATTTTGTGCACCAATAAGAAACTGAGTCCGTTTTGTAGCTACAGTAACATAGCCTTTAGTTGGACTCTCCGGTTTCTTGTTCATTCATAATCTCCATTAATAAAATTGTAGCGTAAGCATTCATTTCAACTACATTTTTTGCTTTACGTATTTTAGATTTTAACTTACGGTTTGTTGACTCTTTTATTTCTGGAATTTCAAACGTTTGCAACTTATGATTAAAAAGATCTTCTAACCGTTTGGCTTCATTCTTTTCCTCTTGCTTTTTAATTTTTGCTTCACGTTCTTGCTTATGTCTTTCAAGTCTATCTTCTGTAAACTTGTCAATAGATTCCATTGTATTTTGTTCTAGAACTTCTTGATAGTCTGAAGTAATATCACCGCGATCATCATATTTTGAGACACGAGCCACAGTAGTAGAAAACGATCCATCATCGTGCGTAATATTCAGACGAACTGTTAATCTGTCCTTAGCAGCTGTTTCCCAAAATGGATGTTTCCATTCTTTTTTCATTTTAATCTCCGTTTTATGTAATTATATATCTACCACAAAAACCATTACTTTTATTATATCATATATTTCTGAATTGTAAATAGTTATTATGCAATTCTTACATATAAAGTATAAGTTTCCTCAGTTCCACTGGTGGCATCAATCGTTTCCCCTTCAAAATTACCTACAAAGTTTCCAATATAATCCGTTAAATATTCAGCATTATATACGTTTTCATAATCTGCAATGTAATCAGTGGAATAAGGAAAATTGAAAGCTCTTGTATATGTTCCAACATACTGAGTATTATATGTTGAAGCATAATCTATAGTGTAATCTTTTGTATAGTTTATGCTGGTGTAGTCTGCAGCAAATGCAGGTCCAGTAAAATCTCCAAGATAATCTGTAGCGTAAAGAGGGGATGCAAAATTTCCAGTATACGTAGGAGCCACATAATTTGTTATATAACTTCCAGATATATAGTTCGTTTGATAATTACCAGTATAATCTAGAGTATATACTCTAAGATAGGTATTACTATATCCTGCTACGTATGATACGCCGGGAGGACCTTGAGGAACAGAATCTGTAGATTGGAAATTACGAACGTAATTTCGAATATAGTTTGGTACATAATTCCCTTGGTATACAATATTATATTGAGGATCAAGAACATAGTTGCTTGTGTACAACCTCGAATATCTCGTGGTATAAATTAAATTTCTTGAGTAAATATTTGTGAGTATAAATTGTCTGGCATAAAAACTATCTTGCTGATAAGTTGTTGGATTAATAAATCCTATGTAACCGGTGTTACGTAGATATTGAGACACTGTATAGTTTCTGGCGTAATACGCGGCCCCTAATCTTGTATAAGTATTTAAGTTTCCGTAATTCCTGCCATAATATGACAAGGATGGGCCAAGATATGTTGGGCCAGAGTAATATCTTAGATAATATTGTGAGCCCCCACCTAAATAACTAGATGACGATCCCGAAGAGGATCCTTGATAATATCTAACTGGTCCACTTGATCTTACGTAGTAAGCAGAAGGAACATTTCTTGTATAATTGCGACCGTAGTATCCTGCAAAGTAGGTATTATTTGCGACATTTGCTGTGTAATTTCCAAGATATGTTGTTCCTCCTGCACCAAGATACTGTTGAGGAGTGGCGGAGAGGCCTGTATAGGCTCTAGCATAATATCTAGACGGCCCTAGATAATATACAAGCCTAATATAGTTAGGAGTATAAAGTCTACTATAGAAATTGGTTACGGTGTACTGGCCAGTATAAACAAGATTTCTTGTATAGTTTACTAATCGAGTATAAACACGGTCATACGTCCCAGCAAAATTAGAAGTATATGAAATCGCACCAGTATAGTTAACAGGTCTATTAATTACAAAAGCATCACCAGCATAATTATTTACAAACCCTCTAGTATAAGTTCCTGTATAGTTTGTATCGTACCTTGTTGTATAATTTGCGCTAAAACCTATAAGAGTATAATTTGTTGTATAGTCTTGAGTATAGTTACCAATATATTCTACAGCATATTGACCTGTAAATTGTCTTTCATAATTACCAACATAGTTACCGGTGTATATTCTAATATAATTTGGAACATAATTATTTACATAATTACCTAAATATTGATTTGCATATGCTCTAGCATATAAAGGACCAGAATATGTCGTTGTATATGGTGTCGAATCAAAAGTACCAGTATAAGTATTTGTATAGGCTTTTACATATGGTAAAGTATAGACATTAGTATATCCACGTGTATAATTTTGTTGGAACGTAGATGTACTATCTCGAGTAAATATTTGTTGACTTGTAGTTTGTTTTGTATCAGTGGCAGAACCTTTTGATACCCAAGTTCCAGGGTCTGTTGGAGCGCCTTGGGCAGAAGTTCTTAGTTGATATGTACCAATTTTAGAAGCACCAATACGAGTCTTTGCTCTTTGACCAAATGAATATTGAATTTGGCGATCAGTCATCGCTCTGAGTTTTATACCAGAACCACCAGCACTATCTTCAACAAACATTGGTCTCACAGTAGTTGGAGCTGTATAATTATCTCTGCGGTAAATGTTATAACCAATAGACGTACCATCAGTTCTTGTATCTGTAAAGACTGATGATAGCCAAACTGAATAATCTACACCTGGAGATGAAGAAGCTAATCTAAATACTCCAGGATAATCATTTGTAAATATTGTTGCAAGATAACGGTCAACTGCTTCATTTAGATCTACATCTGGCATCATTTTAAAACCAGTTTCAGAAGATCCTGCTGAATCTACCCACATTAAAGGAGAATAAACATCTGAATCTGTTTCAGGCGCAGTGCCTTGACTTTGATATACATTTGTAGTTGTGCTACCTGATGTAATGGATGTTGATGGATGCGTTCCTACTGGTTCATTAAAAAATGTATCTACAAAAGAACCAATATTAGTGTGGGACGCATTAGTTGTAATACTACCAGTACCATTCGGTCCTGAGGCTGCTAAATGTTTTCCAATCTGATATGCAATATAGTTTTCTTCAGAAGTTGTAAACTCCTGAATATTACCACCGGCGTCTTTTATCTTGAGTGGAGTTGCCATAATTATCCTTAAACATTACTAATAGATCAAAGGTATTTATATAGGTTAATATTTGTTTAAAAGATCTGTGACAGCGTCAGTTCCAACAATTGCATCATAATCAAAATAGTTGAAATCTATATTAACATCGGTATAGCTTGTAGAATTCCCATTTTGTGCCCAAATTCCATCACCGACTGCAATTCTACTTCCAAAGTAAGAGTCGTCGTTGCCGGCTCCACCAAAACTAGTTAAAAGATCTCCAGTGTATAAATCATATATGTAGATTTTACCAAGCGCGTTACCATACCCACCGCCATTATCGCCCCATTGCGAATCAGCTACAAAAAGCCTGTTGTCTTCTATGAGGATTCGACTGCCAAAAGAAGCATTGTTGTTACCATTTTGACTTTCATCAGGAGGAGAAATAGTTCTTAAATAGTTACCATTCATATCATATAATTGAACTAAACCAGAGTTATATGGATCTGGATCTAATAAATCTTTATCTCTAGTTTTTTTAGTGGCTGGGAAACTGAGAGCTATCATGCCATGTCCAATTGCGATATCAGCGTCAACATCGTGCTCGATAGGCCCCCATGGTGTGTACGAATTTATATATGATTTATAATTTCCATTTAAATCAAAAATGTAAGCTTTAGGATTAGCGTTGTTAGTTGTATCGCTATAGTCATCATCTATCTCTAAGTTAACAACGATCCGCCCGCAGCCAACTTTAACTTTACTACCCATTCTAGAATAATCTCTTAATCCAGGAATTGGCATATCAAAACCTGTACCACTTTCATCCCTTGGCCTATTTTCAACTTTCCGTAATAAATATCCATCTAAACTTAAAATTCCAAACGCGCCAATGCCAGTACTTCTTACAATTCGATCTCCCCAGTTTAGTCCCGAAACTACAACTCTGCCATCTCCTGCGGCAAGATCATCAATGTCACAAGTGACTGCGCTTGGATACCCCGAAGAAGTATACTCTCTTAAAAAATAGCGCGTTACCCATAAATAAGCGTTATCCTCCGCCCCTGACGAGAACACCCGGTTTGCTAAGTCTATACATGCCACTGATTTTAAACCATCACACGTAACAAATAATCTATTATGGGCTATAGCAAATTTTTGGCCAAAATTTAAGGAAGAAGACTGCCCAGTGGCTGACCTTAATGATATACCAGTAGATGATCCCCCCATGCGCCGGCGATTTTGTACAGCAGCGGATGATTTAGTTTCGAAGCCATCATTCATCAATAGGTTAAAAACTTGAATGTGTCCATACTCTACAGAACCCGCATTCTGGTCATTAGGTCCTGCAATATATAAGAAACCATTATATATTTCTATCTGTTTTTGTTCATAATTCATCACTGAATTAACCTGCGACCACCAATCAGTAAGAGGAACTCTAGCAGGGGCCCCGTCGTAATATTCTGTATTCGGTTTTTCTCCAGAATTAATTACAACATTACCGTTTGGTCGGACAGTAAAATTATTTTTATTTTGGACATTACCAGTACTAGGCATAGTATATGATTCTATAAAATGATCGCTTTCTCCAGAATCATATCCTAGATCTTTTTGTTGGATAAATGCCATTTAAAACCCCTGTAATACGTCGTCTATATAATCGCCATAAGTTTCATCGTATTTATATAAAAGTGTGTTCTCATTAGCGCTATCTGAATTATTAACGGATGCTGCTTGCATAATAACTCCAGATCCACCGGCCATTTGGTTTGGTCCAGTTGGGTACCTATTTACACCAGGGAATTCCACTGCTGATCGGCTAATTAAATTTAAATCAAAATCATATTCTGACAACACTTCAGAAGCGCCGCTTTTCGCAACCCAAATTCTATCTCCTGCTATACACATATCACCAGGTGTTCCTAGATCTGCAGAGCTCACTCCTTTTTCAAAGTTTCCATTAATGTCGAGCTTTATTAAATTATAAAATGAACCATCAACCTTAAAAGTCCCCGCCATATATATTTTTCCATGATGGATTATCACAGATCTAATGAACGGCGTGCTGGTTAGGCCGCTGCTAATCTGTTTTCTCACGAGTTTTTCGCCAGTGTACACACAAAAAATGTGTATGTAACTCGTGTAAGTGTTAGGTATAGTGAACTGTCGCCAGTATGAAACTAATATAACCACTCCATCGCCCATTGCAAAGGCCGGAATGTTAAAACTAGTACCATTACGAACTAATTCAGTGGTATATTGTTCAAGAGTACCAGTATCTATAATCTCAGGTGTAATGTAGGTAGTATTTTTAATAGGAAGCATATTATTAACAATCCAGATTCTACCAAAGACTATATTATTATCTGGATCACCTTCGCCATTAGTGTCACCAAGTTCAAGTATAGCTATTCTTTTTCGGTCAATCGCAATTCTTCTACCGAACTCGTTTTCTCTATCTCCGTCCAACAATGACGCGTCACTTCTGTTACTATAGGTGTCCACACGCACTGGGGTTATTTGGTAATTGGCGCCATCAAAATCATAATGTTCAGGGCCTATTACAATATCTGCTTTGTTCCGAAATTCGGCGCTGGTGGTTCCTGTATATCTAAAGTCACCTTCTATATGATGCAAAGGACCAGCAAAAACTGTCTCATAACGCCCGGTAGGTCTATTCGCGATGATATTATCTTGACCGAAAGCAATGAATCCTTGTCCAGCAGCCAACGATGATCTGTCTCCTATATTATCATCGTCTCGAGTGTTTATAGTATTCCCTTCACCAATTGGCACGGATCCTAATTGCCTACCACTAGGCTCGAAAGTAAAGATCTTCCCAGATTCGCTCTTAGCGCCGGGGTTTGCATCTGAGCTTGAGGCGGCGACAAAAAATAGTCCGTTACTATAAGCTATGCTGCCACCAAAGGTATCTCCTAGAAGAACAGGTCCATTCACTGTATTGGTTAATGCATCGGAATCAAAGGTAAGAGTAAATTTAGACTCTATATTTTCGCCTAATTCAACACCATCAGAGTCTAGAAAACTAAACCTTGGACCATCACTATCAAATGCTTTTTCGCCGCCTTCGAATAAAAATGACATTACGCCCTTCCTAACTTTCTATCTCTATATTCAAATACAGTCATAACGTCTGGAGTTTTATGAATTGAAATCCTTCCCATTTCAACACTAGTACCATCTAAATCGCCAGATTTTATATAATCACCAATAACTAATCTTCCAGATCCTATTGCAACAGCTACTCCAGCAGAAACATTATTAAACCCAACCGGACGAGTATATGTAGTTAGATATTCACCGTCTATATTATAAACATGAATAATTCCCGGATTTCCTGAACCACCATCTGATCCAGCGATTACAATTCGCCCACACCCTGCTGCTAATTGGTTACGCTGGCCGAATTTCATTCCACTTATAAACGCCGAATTAGAGTTGGCCCTAGGAGGTGGCCTTACTGCTTTAAGCTCTCTACCATTCAAATCGAAAATATAAAACGCTCCGTTATTTGTAGCACCCGTTTTACTAGGCCCATTCGTGCCTGGAGCGGAAACGATAATTCTTCCAGCATGAAGTTTTATTTGAGTTCCAAAATCAACAGGAGTAAACTGATTAGTTGATTGTGGCTTAATCATAGTCTGATACCTGCCATCTAAATCATAGACAAATACAGCTCCGCCACCGGTGGCTTTCGGCGCGCCGACATATACTTTATTATACCCAATTGCTAATCCGCATTCAGGCCCGCCCAAATCAAAACCATATTGATCTTTTATAAAACCATATGCATCCGCTGTATCCTCATCACTCGGATTATATCCTGCCCCACCACCGCCAAATTCTGCTTCTGTCATATAACCTGCATCATTGGCATAAAAACCATCGCCGGTTCCAGGGGGATACAAGTTGGCTGTCACATCGCTTGTTCCTCCGCTTCCATTACTAGATGAGCCAGTTCTTAAATTAATTTGACGGATCTGTAGTCGATTGTAGAAACTAGGTTCTGTATCACCTTGAAACAGCAAAGCACTGTGAGAACCATTAACAACGTATCCATCGTATGCTCCTACATTTCTGAAATTTCTTATTGATCCCGCCCCGTGGGGAATCATAGTATCGAAGTCTGAACTCTGATACCGCTCGCCGTTCAATTTATATTTGTACGCCCAGCCCTCACCATTGCTCAGACTACTCCCATCATCGTTAGTTGCTGAAACTAAGAGTACTGGATCTCCGTGGTTGGGCTGTTGACTTTGGTTACCTTCAAAGTCGCTAATTGGTCGGTTTTTATCAAAGAAATTAACTAAGCTCCCAGCGCCCTGAGGTATGTTATTTCTAGCGTTCAAAAGTGTTACTTGATCACCAAACTGCCCACCATCTCTAACGAACGATTCTTCTATCTTAGTTAAAAAATCGCCATCTAAATTATAAACGAAAACAGCGCCTTTTCTATTAAGCGTATCATATTTTGGAGCTCCAACAACTATTCTATTAAATCCAACAGCTATCGCCCTGCCAAATTTTGATCCATTAATATCAGTGTCTGTATCTTCTTGGATGAATGTTGCTTCACCATCACTGTCTGGAAGAGTCGTTAAATCTCCAGTCCCAAACATAAATGGAATACCATTAGACGTAAATAGAGGTTTATCTCCTTGATTCGCAAACTTAAAGGCCATGTTTAGTCTCCAAGTCTTGTTTTTAACTCATCTACTTCGGATTTAAGTTCTTTAATCGCTTCAATCAAAACACCCACCATTTTACCGTAATCAACTGATTTCATTCCTTCTGCGTCTGTTTTTACAACTTCAGGTAGAACTTCCTCTACCTCTTGAGCAATCACACCAACTTTTCTATCTTCTTCACCAATCTTATGATACCATACACCTCTTAGTGTTTCAACAAGAGATAGGCCATTTTCAATATCTTGGATATTTTCTTTTGTACGTACATCCGAGATAGAAGTAACATCACCTTGAACTGTTAAGTCATCGCCTGACCATGTAGAGTTAAGGGTTTGTGGTACTCCAACATAAAGTTTTAGATCCCTACTAGAATAATCCCATTTCGCCACCGTCGCCTGCGCGGAATCTTGAAATTCTATTAAACTTTCGCCTGATACAAATTGAAATTCGCCAGTAGAGTTTTCTATGATAAACGGTGATCCCGCCACATCGGGATCACCTTGCATTAAAATACCACCGGCGAAATCAGAATATATTCCAAGGTTCGTAGATCCTGAAGATTGTATCAAGACACCATCTGTGGGCCCAGCGCCATGATCTAGAATAATATCATCACCAGCATCTAGATCTATATCAGAAGTGCTGCCCGATGTAATTTGAACTTTACTCGAAGATGATGTTAAGCTCACTTGACCAGGGTGGGAGAATGTCATGGTCCCAGAGCCAAGTGCGCTTCCGCCCAGACCTTGAAAGTAAATGCTGCCTTCAGAGTAAAGATTAAATCCAGCAAACGCAGAATATCCATCATCTACATAAAATTTAAAATCGCCGTGAGCTGCGATGGCTGGGGAGTTGCCGGCCATTCCAGAAAAGAATCGATTAGCCGCTACATTTGGAATTAATTCCATTGTCTTTTGTGTAGTATTTCGCAAAAGATTAAGAGAATTGTTATTGGTAGGTAGCACAAGATTTACAGCACTATCGGCTGTTAATGTAATATCTCCGCTTCCAGAAGTAATATCAACTGTTCCACCAAACGCATCCACAATTATGCCATCAGAAGATAACAATTGTATATCACCATTTGCAGAATACCAATTAAAAGCAGTCGAACCTGGGCCTGTTTCGATTCCACCAACTATTTCGCCATCAGCATAAAAATCTAAACGACCATTGGTTGAATCAAGATTTAACAATACTCTATATGCGTCAAGTACAAGATCATTACTAGTTTTACCAGATGGTGTTCTTGTATTAAGAGAATAACCTGATGAGATTGTATCTGCATTTGCAAAAGCAGAATCAAGAAGAACTTGAATACCAGCAGAATCAAAGCCATTAATTGTTAATGTATTATCTGTAACTGCAGTTGTGATTCCTGATCCACCAGTAAATGTAAGTGTATCAGTTCCAATAGTAATTGTATCAGTACCCGTATCACCAGCAATATCAGTTGTAGTTGCTAGTGCACCGACATTTGTATCAACATATGCTTTTGTAGCAGCATCATTGTCTGAATCTGGCGTTGCAAGATTAGAAATCGCGTTGTTGTTCATATTAAGCTCGGCGCCAGATATTCGCACTTCACTCGTTCCTGAAGCTAGAATTAATCTATCGCTTGCTGAAATAGTTTGACTTGACGCGTCTAAAGTAAATGTAATTTGTTCTCCACTGGTTACGCCTTGCATATATACGTTATCACCAGTTGGCTTTAAGAAAATATCATCCGCTGCGTCTAGAGTAATATCTCCAGAAGTTTCTGAAATAATGGACATATTTCCAGAAATACCTCTGAAAGTATTAGATCTAAATTCTCCAGCTCTTACATCATCTCCAGTACCAAAGTCCCAATAATCATTTTGTTCATCCCAAACCAAACTTTTATTTGCACTTGATCCTCTTTCAACTGTAATACCAGCTCTCATAGTCGTCGGTGGAGAACCAGTATTATCAGCATCAAATATAATTTGGTGTCCAGCAGTTCTAATTGGACCTGTGCCTTGAACAAACACATCACCAGAAATATATGTACTATCTGCTTGAATATTTAGTTTTTCATTAGTATCAACAAGACTTACAAATGCATTGGAATCATTGGAAGTGATTTGTAAACCATTATGGCCTGAGGCTGATTTAAATGCTGTTGTTCCAGTAAATTGTACAGTGGATCCAACTGGCTCAACATTATCAGCTTTAAGAGCTGATCCAAGAACTAGATTACCAGTAACATAAGCACTATCTCTAATGACAATATCATTGTTGAATATTGCTGAGTTAGATGTAACTAAGTTTTGGATATTTGCAGTATTCTCATTTGATGTTACGATTGTTGCTGTCGTAATGCTTGCAGAGTCTGCATCAAGGTTTGTAATATCAGCAGTAGGAATATAAACATTTGTAAATGTTGCTGAATCATCTTGTCTTGCAAGTTGTTTAAAGTCTGAACCAGAACCTGCTTCCCAATAGTCTCCAGTTTCATTCCATTGTAGAATAGCACTATCAGCACTCCCACGATCTACAACAAGGCCAGCATTTTGTGATGGAGAACCTTCAGTTCCATCTAGCAAGAAAATATATTGAGCTTCGGTCTTTTGTTCACCTTGAACAATAAATGTACCTGAAACTGTAAAATCAGAATCAACTGTCAAACTCTTTGATATTGTTACGTCTTCGTTAAAGGTAGATGCGCCAGAAACAGTCACTGTGTTCATCGTAGTGACACCAGAAACATCCAAAGTCGTAATATTTGCAGAATCTAGTGTTGCAATATTATTGACATCCAGCGGGCCATCTATGATGGCTGAGTCCAATGATGTAACTCCTTGAACGTCTAAATTAGCAAGAATAGTAGCTGAATCTGCTTCAAGGTTATCTACAAATGCTGTACCATCAATATATAGATCTCTCCACTCTTTTGATGTGCTACCAAGATCAAACGCGTTGTCAGTATATGGAACAACATTAGTATTAATAGATGAATTCAGGTATAGCTGATCTCCAGCAGAATTACCGATTACAACATTTGCTCTGGCTGTAATTAAACCGTCTACAGTTAAACTACCTGAAACATCAGCAGTAGTTGTGTTTATAATTGGAGTCGTAAGCTGTGTATCACTTATGGAATCTAATAAACCATCAAGTTCTGCGATTGCTCCACCTACAGTTGATGCCGAAGTACCCATAGCAACAGCAGTAATGGTACCAAGTTCTGCATCCATTTCGTTAATTGCAGAAGCAACATCAGTTCCAGTTGTTGTGAGAGTAGATACATCTCCAACCGAATCTAACAATTGATTAAATCTCAATCGTTGGGTATTGAGGGTATCGTTTATATCAACGTTAGGTATTTTCGAATTAGCCATTTGTACCGTTCTCTAATAATTTCTGCAACATAAATTTTATATCACTAACATCAGATTTTAATTGTTCAATCTCTTCACGTTCTTGTCTTTTCGCTTCCAACATTCTAACGTTAGTTCTATGTTTATTCTTATTTATATTCAGAACTGCGTTAGTTTTCGTATCTCTCACCAAGTCTGGATGATCCTTTATGGGTATAAAACGAGTGTCCATGTTTATACAGTTGCAATTGTTCTAAGGTTTTCAAACGCCGGAGGATATGTCTGACGAGTTGTGTTGAATGTAATTTTAATTTGATATTCATTAAATGCTGGAAGATTAAATACAGAGAATTCATATTCTCTCATACTTAACACATCTTCATTAGATCCAATTTCTGAATAAAGTCCACCACCAGCAAGCGAATTTCTTGTATTTTTACTAAACTCAACCCAATTTTTATCTCTTAATTTTGTAGAATCATCAGCTGATTTTGTTCTATACCAGACCGAGAAATCTGCTCCAGCTGGTTTAATTGCATCAACTAGAACAACGATTGATGTTGAAGCATAGAATAGATAATATGGTACAGTAATATGTTTACTTGCTGTAGTACCACCATCAGGAGATGTTTCTGGAACAAATGGGATAGTTGTAATTAAGTTTCTATTTGTCGTACTTGCTGAATCTTGATAATCAACAAAGTAATGTTCGGCACTTAGTCTTGAGCTATTAATATTAAAGTGAGGAGCAACGTTAACATTATTTGTATCCAATTGAACTTCAAATTCTGTAGAGTTATTACCAGAAAGTCTTAATGTTTCCTGTTCTTTTGAAGCAACGATCATAGGAGCAGGAAGTCTCGTTAAACGATTAAGTTTCATCTTTACACCGTTTTGAGAATTATATGCTGTTTCGGATCCTGCATAACCTTTTGTGGTTGTGAAATTACCTTTTGCTCTAATAATTGTGTCAGGTGGCGAAATATAAGGAATATCTAATTTATATTGATCTAAGTTGATTTGTTGTGATGCAATTAGATTTAAGCCTCCAGCTCTACCAGTAGAATCGGAAGCTGAATCAATAGCAATATTGTAGCCAAATGGATCTACTTTTGTAATTGTACGCGTTCCAAAAATACTAGAACCTGACACACCAAACGCCGTAGATGAAGAGTCAAAGTCTGTACCAGTTGGCTCAAGTACAACTTTATCTCCTACTTGGAAACCATGAGCTGGGTGAATTACTCCAATTGAATCTGCGCCAGAGGTGAACACCAAAGGATCAAATGTGTATCTTGCTGGATCATCATACTCCGTGATCTCAGTAAGAGCTTTCATTGGCGGATTATTTGCAATAATTTTTGCTCTGTGCACATAATTTTTTGTAAATTGTGCCTTATAAATTTTAAATGCTAAGTCTTTATTGTTATCTGCTTGCCAAGTTGTACCATTTGATGAAGAATAAAAACCACCATCAGCCGTTTCTGTTGGAGCTGAATATCTCTTAGTTGTATTTCCCCAAACAAGATCTCCATTTACTGCTGTATAGAATTGATAATTTCCAACTGGTGCTGCGGTGTATATACAAACAGCAAGTAAGCTATTTCCAGGGATAAAGACTGGTTCGCGGAATGTAAACTTATATTCTCTAGCCGAACTAAATGTATTTGGATCAGCTACCGCTGCCACTGCCGAAGCTGAAGCAGTTACACGAGTTCCAGGAATAAATCTTTTTGCTGAAGGAGCACCAGATTCACCAGTCGGTCTTAATTCTATTGTAATAGGAAAATTGCCTTCGGCTTTGGCGAAGTACAATCCAACACCAGTTAATACCTGATCTTGGTCAACAATAAATGTTTGAGCCGCTGGATTTTGTTGTTCAGTTAGTTGTAATAAACTTGCCATTAGTTTTCCTTATTAATACGTAGCTGTTTCTACCACCACCAGCCACCCCAGCTGGCGTCGGATGGTGCATCACCCGGATCATATGAATTTACAACTGTGTAACCTTTATCAGGGCTATAGTACGAATACGAAGAATAAGGCGTCGCTGAGAAGTCACCACCACCATCTCCACCACCACTATAGGATGTAGGTACAACATCAGGAACTTCTTCGTAATACGTGTATTCTTTTTGCTCAATTGTAGTATAGCTATAGTGATACGTGTATGTATAAGTATAGTAATATGTGTAGCTATACCAATATTCAAATTGCCCAGCACTATAGAATTTTGTAGCAGCATAAGACAATGCATCATCTCTATTGATAGTAGATATATCAATTGCAATAAAATTTAATCCATTTGCTGATGTTGGGAAATTTAATGTTTCATTACTTTGGATATAAAAGAAACCATTTAACTTACCTTCTGAATCAGAATATAAAGGAGTACCAGTTGGACCACCTAACTCTGTAGGAAAGCCAGTTTCATTTAAATATCTTTCACCAGGTTCTCTAAAAGATGAATTTTTACTGGAAGTATTATAATCATCTAGACTATATGAAGTATTACAATATCCAGTTACATCTCTTGAATCAAAGAAAATCCAATGAGCAATATTAGGTCTTAAACCTTCAAATTCAAAGTAAATAATTTTTGGTCTTTGAACAGTAATAAGCTCATAACCAGAAGTTCTCTGACCAGTGGCGGAGGCGGTCTTCGTCCCTGTGTATGACCCCGAAATTTCTACTTCTACGTCTTCATAAGTGGTTACTGCTACTAGTGCCATGTTTTTCCTCTATAATCTCATCACTTAGGTTCTGGATCGGCCATAGTGCTCAAAATAGCACCTTCGTCAATCAGTGAAGTTTTACTTGCTGGGTTGAAAGATTTAGATACTTTCTTACGTTCAGTCCACAAATCTTGCTCTGGAATCAAAACACCAGAACCAATACTTTGAGCAATCTCAAACTGATTAACGTTTTCAATTCTTGTTGCTTTGTCTTGATTTACAGATACTACTTCAGTATATACTGGCCAAATTGTATTACCTTTTAGAACAGTACCTGTTGATAAATCTGAATCGTATGTTAACCCAACAGCTTTAACATAAGTAAGAGGGCCAAGCCTATTATCTTCCCCACCAAGTCTAATAATTCTAGATCTATTATCCGGATCATCTATGTATGTTTGATTGTAAGCTCTAAATCCATCGCCTGTTACGCCTTGTGTCTGTCTTAGTGTCGTTCCAGTTTCAGGATCAAATACTTCTAATGCGGACAAAGACATTTCTGTCAATGTTAAAGCTGAAATTCTTTCTACGTTTCCAATCCGTTGATCCAGTTTACGGATATCAGACATTTTATATCCGCGATTATTATACATACTAATCGTAAGATCATATTCATCTATAGTATATGGATTTAGAATTATTTTTGCGAGGGGCATGTCAGTTGGACTTACGACTGGAACATCATCTACACCTCCACTTTTTGATCCAGTTCCAACATAATATCCAACTGTACCATTTTGAGTTAAGGTAACAAGATCAGTCCTATAATTCCAAGATTTTAATGTTCCAATTGTAAGTGTATCACCATTCCTCGGCAATCTTTCAATTCTAGATATTCCACCAGAGTATTCTCCAGTCGATGGATTCTGAATTGGTCTCATATCAATAACATCATTTAGACTATAAACTTCACCAGTTGATGCTCTGTAATATGGAACTTTATCATATTCAACATCAGGATAAGATGCTTTACCACCAAAGTAACCAGTTGATCCAGATCCTGGGGTGCTATGTTGAAAATATTGATACTGCACAGTCACTGTACCAGATGGCGCAGTAGCACCAGATTTTAGTTTACCAGAGCCAGCCTGATAGAAGTTATCTCTTTGTCCATTATCAAACAAGAATTTGTATGTAATATCTTGTCCAGTATCGTCATCAACAACAGAATTAAATTTATAAATGTCTACTTTGGATAGAGTAAATTCATTATTTGTTAGTGATAAACCAGACTCTTCTTCCCATGTGCTTGCAGATGGTTTTAGAGTTTTAGTCTTACGAGTGAGAGTAGCATTTTCATATGCTAGCACTGTCACAGCCGAAGTTGCAGGAAGATTAGCGATTGTTGCTGCATCGGATCCAGAACCACCAGAAGAAACAGATACTTCTGTTAAAAGTTCACCACTACTGTCTACTTGCACAATCCATTGTTCAACATCAGCAAAAGTTACAGAAGGATTTCCAGTTGAAATCGTTCCATCACCATCTGCATTTGTTGTATCAGTAAAAATTTTACCTACAACAGTAGTGATATTAGAAATTTCGTTGATTCTTTCTCTATCACCAATATCAAATAATAGAGTATTACCAGCTCTATCAAACAATTCAAAATTGCCACTTACTGCTTTCAAATCAGCCGTATTTACAGAATCAATACCAATACTTCTAACATCATTTAAACCATAACTATCACTTAATGTTACGTCAAATACATGGATTCTATAATCATTATCAAATTCATCAATATGGCGAATTCTAGCATTACCTACACTATCGCCAGAAGATCCTAGAGCATTCCATAGAACAACTTCAGTATAGTCATTCATATATCCTAGCAAACCTTTAGCGCTATCTGCTAAGAAATAGTTACCATATCTAGCATTACCAAACACGTTCGTTTCTGTAGTTATAAAATTTGCTTCTGATCTTGGTTTTTGAATTCTACGAGGAGGTATAGCGTCTCTTTCAATTCTGTGTCCACTTATGAAAGCAACACCACCATCAACTCTTAATGTTAAATAATCATCATCAGCACTGTCTTTATAAACTGCTACGCCAAAGTTGCCTTTACCACTGCCGCCATACTCAATAAAGTTACCTGTAATTGATTGTGTTCTATTTGCTACAATATCACCAAGTCTAGACAAAACTTTATCAGGTGTTTTAATTAGTGTGGCTATACCATTTACAATTTTGTAAACTTCATAGAAAGTTTTTCCGGCTGGAACATCTTCTTCTTTTGTTAAAGTCAATGTAATCTTTAAACGATCAGCACCAGGAGATGTAAGGTTAGGTGTTGAACCTGAATTATCATATAAAGCAATGTTGTCTGCGGTTGTGATGATTTGTTCAGATAATACAAAACCAATAACCGTTGATGGCTTTGGATCGTACTTATCAATTACAAGCGTTTGCGCTTCAACTGATACTAGGTGTCCACCTGCATATGTGTCAAACGCAGGAACTTGAACTACAGAACCACGACCTACGGCATCACTTACTGATTGAACGGTAATATTACCAAGGTCTGTTGAGAGTGTAGAACCAGCAGTAAATAGTTTTACTTGTGCAGTATCTGCTCCAGGTGTTGAACCACCAGCTTGGCCTGATGTCATTTTGACCATGATAGTGTCAGGGTCTCCACCAGTTGCTGGGATAATAGCTTTTACAGTAGCAGATAAATCACCATCATTAATTGTAGTATTGACAAGAGAAGCATAACCTGTTGGAAGTGAATTTACTTTTACATAGGTGTAAGCAAAAGCATTTGGTCCAGAAGCTAGATTACCATTATTGTTAAAGATAGCGCCTTCATTTACAATGAATTGCGCAAGTCTTCCTAATTCTTCTTGAATAATTGTTTGTGATTGAGTTAATTCTCTTGCTTGAAGAGCTCTACCACTGTTAAAAAGGATACGGTGATAATGATCGCTATCTCTATAGTCGTCATTATAATCACTTAAAAACGTTGTACTTGTAAGTTCCGTTGCCATTGTGTACCCTTATTAAAGCTTTACTACGATCTTAATATCTTCAGTCTGATCAGCATCTCTTGTTACAGATTCTGTGTTATTTATAAACAGCACATCACCACTGAAAATATCAACTTCAGCATCAGTTAATGATCCAATTGTAAAGGTACCTGCTTTACCTTCAATTGAAATAGTTTCACCATTTCTAAATGGAGTAAATCCAGTATCTTCGTCTTGGTGATACCAAAGTGTAGACGAATCATCAAAATAATCAATGTATGCCGCGGCGTCAGAATCGCCGCCTTCAATTTGAATATCATTCGCCCATGAAAGCCCACCAGTAATCACACTAGTTAAAGACATTTTCTTTAGAGCTGTTGCTTGTGTTCCAGTAAATTTATCACCAGCACTATCTAAAATATTTCTAATAAGACCAATTTGTCTATAATCATTATCAACTACCCATTTATCACTTACTGTACCTTCAGGTTTAATATTGAACATGATTGAAGTTGATCTTAGATCTTGTCTTGGATCAGCGCCCATACCATTTTTAGGTCCAAAAATTGGAACAATCTTAGCTCCTGTTCCAGCACCAGTAATTTTTACGTTTGCTTTATTATATCCTGATCCTAGAGCGGATTGAATTGTTGGATAACCGGTTGTTCCAACATTTGCACTATCCCCAACTTCTACTGCAGTAATAACACCAGAAGAAACAATAGCATGGGCTGCGGCTCCAGTTCCATCACCTATTACTTCAAGTGTAGGAGTTGAGTACCCGGATCCTCCATTTACAACTCTATATCCAATAATTTCACCACTTGTCGCAGCGTTTTGAATTAAGTATTGGCTATAATATGGATCAGTAACTGAAGCTGAATCAACTAGTTTTACTGGCATAAAGTTTGATGTCAAGAAACTGTTTGTATCACCTGTTGAAATAGTGTAAAGGTATTTCCAGATATATCCATCAGCTTCAATTGGTAGACTTGTATCTGAATGATCCGGTTTATTTTGTGAGACTTGAGCTACACCTGCAGCTGATTTACCTTGACGGATACAAACATATACGTTACCATCATCAGTTCTTACATAATAACTTTGTGACGGTTGGCCAACTGTATTATCATTGTATGCTGAATAAACGGTATTTGCAGACCAATCATATAAAGGAACAACATAGGAAAACGCTTCAACAGCTTTGATTGATTGTAGGTTATATCTAAATAGTTTTTCAGTTCTTTCAGCATCAGTAGGAATTACAGTATTATCTGTATTGTCTTCTGCCTGCCATTGCTGAGAATGTCCAACCCCAATGTAGTAATAGTTATCAGAATCACCAATGGTTGTCCCTTGGTTTTCATTAAAGATTTTCTGTGTAAAAATATCTTTAATCGGATTAAGAATAATTGCTGTCATATCTGTTTCCTATTAAACTACGTTATAACCATAACCACCAACGAGATTCCATCCAGTAGACGTATCGTATACTAGTGTAGCTGTCTCATTGGCTTCCAATTCAATTGATGTACCTTGAGCAAATGTGGCAGGAGTAAGAGTAATTGTACCTGAACCACCTCTTCGAATAAATGTTACTGTTTCTCCTGCAGTTGTTCCATCTGCAAAAGTAACTGTACCAGTTGTTGTACCTGTTAAGAAAATAACCCCAGCTTGAGCTGAGGCTTGCGTTCCATTCGCCGCAGTTGCTGTTGCGTATGCTGCTTTATCAATAATAACAGATCCAGTTCCTTTTGAATTAATACTTAAATTAATATTAGTATCTGAACTTCCTAGAGTATTAATTGATGGAGCTGAACCTGAAGCACTTGATAATACTTGGATTCTGTTTCTTGTGCTACCAGTAGCAGTAAATGAAATAACTGGATTTCCTAAAGAATCTGCTAGCCATTCTTGAATGTTAGGTCTGCTAATTGTTGGATCTGTAAGAGTTTTATTGGTAAGTGTTTGAGTATCGCTATCGCCTACAACATTACCCGTTGGAATAGATTTATGAGTAGCACTATCAAGAAGTCCACCGGAAGTTGATAGTAAAAAACTGCTGCCTTGAAATCCACTAAATGTATTAGTGTCTAAATCCATAGTCTTATTAGTAAGAGTCTGTGTTGCTGTATTAACAGTTACCTGCCCAGACGCGTTTGGAAAATCAATACTTCTTTCTGCAGTTGGTTCAACGGCACCAATTTTAGTTCTAAAACTTGTTCCAATAATATCAAAGCCACTATCTGTAAGAACAGAACCGCCACCAACTGCAATACCATCTCCACCAAGAACGTCATATAATTCTGTAAAATTATTATTGATCTTGGTTGCAGCCGTACGCAGCGTATCGCCTGTTCCATCGTTAGCTAATGTGCCTGTATTAACAACCTGTTTTACCATTTTAAAACCTTAGATTAATTTAGATTATTTATATGTGTTCAAGCGGATAATGCGCAGAATCTGCAGAGTTACCTGCTGAATCAAATAGTGTGTCATATCTATGTTGGTCGAATGTTGGTTTCAGAGCAATGAATCCACCATCTGAATCCATTGACATTACCATGCCATCTGAATCGTCCATTGTTGGCGATGATGTAGATAGAAGCTCATACTGATCCGCATAACCAGCTTGAGCACTATCAATAATATAATCTCCAACATCATCAAATGTCTGATCAATTCTCTGACGCTGCATTTCGTTATGATCGATACTAGTGTAATTCAAGAATGTAACTTCTGCAAATGCTTCTGGCGTAATTTGAGCATCAACGAATTGTGCTACGCCTTCTTCAATTGGATCACCAACTGCATCTTGAATAGTTGTAAGAATATTTGTATTCACCGCTTCAATTAATAGTTCAGATCCTAAATAAAAACCAGCTGGATGGACAAATAATTTATAAACATCAATCCAGTCTTTCACTGGAATACCAACTCTAATTAGTACAGATAAAGTTTGATATAATTTATCATCAGTAATAAATCTTTGTGATTCAGGACCAATTTGAGAAGCTTCTATTTTAACTTGTTCACCGCCATCATTTGTTCCATTTAAATCGTAATCAATTGCTGGACCAACTGTAAAAACATTTTCTTTTGGATATATTACTTGTGGGTCAACACCAAAGAAACCACGAAAAAATTGTTCAATAGAATACTTAGTACCTTTTGATCTATATAATAAATTAGAGAATTTAACGGCTTCTCTTTTATTTAAGAATCCACCAAAATAAGCTTGACCCAAAAGAAGTTCATCTTCTAAATATTGTAATAGATCATCAGAAACTTGAGTAGCATCTCTATTTCTATTTAGATCATGGATCTTATTACCAAAGTTTTCATTTGTATCTAAATATTCGTAATAGGCTTCAAATAATTGAATAAGATCTGGAAAGTCTTCAGTAAAATACTCAGGTAATACCTTTTCAATTTCTGAACGGTTTAAATTCAGAAGTCTACGGTTATTATCTTTTAATGTTTTATCAGTATATTGAGACATTAGTTAGTAGCCGTTGTGGTGATTGCCTGAATAGTTGAACGATCTGGATCATAACTAATAAATTCATTTCTTTCTGGAACCACAGCACTTTGGTTTGCTGGAACTGCTGAAAGTTTAATTTGAGTTAGTCCACCAGCAATATTAGTTGGATTGAAATATCTAATTGTTGCAATACCTGTTGCAGCATTATAATTACCAATATTATCAACAACTACAACTCCACCTGCAACATTAACTGCTTGGATTATATTAGAACTTAATTGATTCCTTAATATACAAGTAACACCATTTAACGTAAATTCATTACTGGTTATAGTATAATTTACATCATCCGGCGTGGCAATTGCAGCTGGGAATCTAATTTGTTGTTGTACATTTGAAGCAGTTCCTGATACAACGTTAAGAACTGTAGTAAAGTTTTCTCCACTTAAATCATTATTAATAATATAGTTTGCTGCTTCATTATATTGTTTATTAGATATAAACTCAACAATTTTATTAATATCTGTGCTTGATGTATTATCCGGATCAGAGAAAATAGTATTCAATGCAGTAATAATAGCAGGTGCCGATGGGGTAAAACGTTGCTGCATTCTAACATTAGCTCTGGAAGAAAGAATAGCTATATTAGATTCATCAATTTCTGTTAATAGATTAGATCTTCTAAATGCCTGTTTAAAGTTACCAGTGTTATTTGTAAAATAATTACTAACTTCGCTATTTACATTTGATGTCACAGCATTTAACGTAAGATCTGTTAATTTCGGGTTAAGCTGGAAGAATAAATCTAATTCAATAAACGTTTCAATTGGATCAACAAACCTAAGATTAAATGAAGTAATTGAAAGCTGATTTGCGAGATCTCTAATGCCTTGTTTTGTTGTTGTAATAGAAGCAGCACTAACATCATCTTCAAAAGCAATAGCTACGTTGACTGCTCCAAATTCTGGATTAATAGCATCCTCGCCACCCCAAGAAGCAATGTCACGGATAAGAGTTGAATAGTTTCTTAAAATAAGAGATGAATAATCTTCTGCAGTAACCATTCGGTTTTGTGTAGCATATTGGAATGGAGCATTCTTACGGATCGATTCAATAGATTCTTTTGTATCGCCTCCAACAGAAATTACAAGAGTTGTTGAACTTAATGTTGCTGTAACTCCACCGCCCGTTAAAGTACTTTGAGCTGTGAATGTGGTAGCACCATTTGCTACTGCACCTTTTGTTGATAGATATTCAACTTCAATTCTATTACCAGCTTCAGGTGCAATACCAAAAGTAGAACCATCACCAAATGATAACTCAAAATTTCCGTTTGGAGCTTCTCTTAAAATATAAACTGTAGATTGAGAACTAATCGATGTTGCATTTAGAATATTTTGATATGCTGTAAAGTCTGAACTTGTAGCACTTGGAAATACTTTTACTGTTACAGTATCAGCATCAATAGTTCCATCTGGAATTACATAAACTGGATTATCTTCGTATTCACCAACAAAGAAAGTTTTAGTTTTAAATGTGCCTTCATAGATTGGAATTTGATTTAATCCATCAGCAGTTTTAAATTCATAAAAACCAGTACCATCATCAGTAGCATAATAAGATTCTACTGTTTGGAAAACATAATTAACATCATCAACAGTCGTATTAAATTTAGTATATGGAGGCAATTCAATAATTGTATCTCTAGGTTCAGTGGTGGTTGTAAAAGTAATTCTCACCTTTGCCTGAGAAGCTGTATCAGTATCAGGGATATAACCAACACCTTCTGCCAAGGATACAACTGAACTTCTTAATTGAGCAGTTCCAAGGTAAGATTCATTTAAAGCAAAGTTTGCTATCAAAGCATTCATATGAGTGTTATGTGCCAACACATCCAGAATATTTGAAAGACCTGAAGCTTCAAAGTTATAATCTTTAAATTCTTCTTTATTTGCAAGAAACGTCTTTAGATTGTTTTTAATATTATTAAAGTCTAAAGCTGTTGATCTAATTGTCGTTACCATGTTATCTCAACCTTGATACTGATGTAGTAAATGTAAGAGTTTCTGAGGAGTTAAGTATCTGATATTCAATAGTAACACTAATTGAATTTCTATCTGGATCAGACTTAACGTCTATTTCTTGTATTAAAGCTCTTGGTTCATAAATCTGAACCGTTTGGATTATATTATCGCGTACTTCTTCATCTACTTCATCATCAGCTAGTTCAAATAATAAAGCTCTAATATTGCCACCAAAAAAAGGTAAGAATGGTTTTTCAAAATGGTTAGTTAAAATAAGATTCTTTAATGATTGCTGTACAGCAGATGCATCTTTCTTAACATATAATTCGCCATTTGGTTTCGCAGCAAAAGTAAGGTCAATATCACGATAAGGTACTTTCCTTGTCGTGATAATAGATGACTGCGATAAATTGCCATCCTCTTTTGATAATACTTTTGTTACAGCCATTTGCTACTCTTTTTGGTTTATTTATATGGCTTATCCGCCAGTTGGTGTACGAGACCAGTGAACAGCATCTTTAAATTTCAGAGATGCTTTTTGTTTAAATCCATAACGTCCAGCATTTTCATTTAACCATTTCCATACTGGAAGATTAGATGGATCTACATTACGTGACCAACCAGGAATTGCAATATCTACAGCAAGGCCAAGTCCATGATTTGATCTACCTTCGGTTGCAATTGTATAATTAGGATCTTTTGCTCTATGTTCAATGCGAGCTCGTTTCTGATAATAATAAGATCTGTATGCACTTGTTGGTATCAATTCAATTCCATCTTCAGCTGCTGCAGCTTTCATATCAAACCAAGCTCTTGCCGTTTGGGGTTGAAGCATTAATGGTCCAGTTCCATATTTTCTAGAAGAAGCTGGAGCAATTTCAATTAGTTTTGCTGGATCTAATTTACCATTAGAAATACCATCATAACCAATAGATGGTGGATTTAAAGTTTGATCTAGTCCATGATGTGGATAACCATCTGGAGTATTTTCTTTTCCTGTGAAACCTTCTGAAATATATTCTGTCTTATATGGAAGTACTTCAACTAATTCGCCTTGTGATAGTTTTTGGCCATTAAATTCAGTAGTTACCTTTCTATCAAAAATACCATACCAATCATCGTCAATATCTGGAAGAATCATAATCAATCTAGAAGCTATATTGTTATAGCCTTCTAGCGTATCATATGATAATATCATTTCTTTGAAGTATGCATTGTCTTTCAAATAAACTGCAATATCAAATAAAGCACTATTTGATTCTTTACCAGAAGAATTCACCGCTTTGAAAACTATTGCTTGACCTTTTAATTTTAAATCATTCAGGCCAGCTGGAGTTTCTGTAGGCCCTGGTCTATATACACCTTCGGATACTACAAATGAAATGCCTTTAAAATCTAGATTGTTATCTAAAATTCGTTGGACTGCAGTTCCATGTACGTACAAATATTTTGCAAGTTGTTGTTTGGCTTCTAAGTCTCTTAAGAATTTTAAATTTGTAGGATCTTCAGTACCTAGAAACTTAGCAATTGAAACGCTATCATTTAATTTTGTTTTTGCAGTAATCTCTTCTTTTAGGAAAGGATTATACTTATCCTCAGGAGTAATATTTGCAAATTTGCGTTTGGCTACATATGTAGCATACGCATCATTACGGAAAATATCTGGAGATTTTGCTGCAAGAATTGGTGTGGATTTCTCTGTAACAATTCTTCCAATCTCAGGTGGTGTTGGATTACTATAGCTTTCATCAATCACATTGTTTGCAATATAAGCATTTGTCAAAGCTTTATTGTTTCTATTTGCTGGATCTCTCATTGCAGATCTAGCCATTCTCACAGTTGGCTTTGTATGATGTACACCTTGATATGTGGAAGATTGATCGATAAATTTTTTCATATCGTCATCTTCATCAATAGTAACTTCTTTTATCCCATATTCAGATCCATTATAAGCAGTTACCATATCTGCATTAATTTGTGGGAAGGTTGGAGTTGCAGTATTCGTAATAGAACCAGCAGATCCTTGAGATGCTTCTCCATATGTTTGGGATTGAGTTACTGTAGATGTTGTAGCGGTACCATCTAAATCACCGTGAAATGTTGGTGCTGTAACACCTTTTTGGAATACTGCTCCATTACCAGTATAATTTATTGCTTGGCCACCAATTTGTCCAGTACCACCCATTACCGAAAGTTTGTCACCTGATACAGTTGTGTTGGGCGATGACACATTAACATCAGTTTCAGAAGTAATGTCTACGTCACCGCTTGCAAAAAATCCGGCAGCACCATCAATGTTATGATTAAACTCGCCCTTAACATTATGCTCATGTCCTCCAAGATAAGTTTCAACTACGCTTTCAGTCACATAAGTTGCTTTATTACCAGTGATTTGAGTTGAGGATCCTCTTCCAATAATTTTATCTTCAGATCCAATAATCTTTTCAGATTTATTACCACGTGTTGTAAGGTTAAAGTCCAAACAATCAATATTAAATTCACCAGCAACTTTCATATCTAAATTGCCTTGATATTCTAATGTAGCATCTCCACCCACTACAATAGTCACATCAGATTTTACTACTTCTAGTTTACCTTTCATAGAAACTATTTTAACTCCT